CAATACGCATTGCTGTAAGTGCTTCAGAAAGTTCTAAACTGATATACAGTACATTCATGCCTTCAGTTGCAAAGTTTACTGCCATGTTCTGCAAAAACAAACTCTTACCTGCACCTGAACCACCTGCCCAAATGTTAAGTTCACCTCTGTTGAATCCACCAAACAGTTTCTTGTCAATGCTTGGCCAACCTGTGCTTACTTGTCCGTTGTTGTCTTTTAGTCCTTCTAGTCTTGCTCTTGGATCTGCAAAATAATCAGTGCCCATGTCTTTTGCAAGACCAATTTGAATTGCTTCTTTAACCATTCCTTCAATTGGACCATACTCACCTTTTTCAAGCAAGTCTGCACCTTTTAGAATTGCACGTTCTAGTGCTTTGTGTCTGCTAAACTTTTCAAATGTATCTAGTAACCAATCAGTGTGTTCTTGTCCTACACTGCTTGCATCTTTTAGATTTGTTTGACAAGCACTGTTAACAATTTCAAGTTCGGGCATGACCTTGTATTCGTCAACATACTTCTTAATAAACTCTGCACTCTCACGCAGTTTTTGATCAAAGTTTTCGCTTTCAAATATTCCTTGGCATCTTACAAATGCTTCAGCATCTGATAGGAACATCTCTAAAAATAATTTTTGTATGTCTTGATTAAAGTCTTGCATTCTTATATTATACTGCCTTTTTGTTTAATCAGCAAAGTATGTTTTTGCCAATAGTTGAATTTTAAGTCCTGTTGTTTTAGCATTTACGATCTTTTGTAGTGTGTAAATTTTTCCGTATCGTTTCACTGCATCTGCGACATCTTTTACGTCAGCGTCTGGCCATTCTGGGAAACTAACACTCCATCCATATTTAACCGCATCATTCACCAACTGTAGTCCACTTTGATCTCTGTCTGGAACAACTACTACTTCACGTTGTAGTGCGTTTATAAGCATTGCTTGTTGTTCATTTACTTCGTTACGTAGTACTGCTACACCACTTACACTAATAGCATCAAATGGACCTTCTACTACAATAACAAACTTTCTATCCCAGCCTTGTCCATCTAAATTAAAAACATATCCTGGTTGACTGTCTGTAATGTATTTAGGTGAGCCGTCGCCGAGTTTACGAGCAGTGTATCCGACTATGTCCCCTTGATAATAAAAAGGAACTATCAGCCTTGTTTTATATGAACCTTCTGGAGTCCACATAAAGTCATAGTCCTCAAGATCAAGGCCACGATCATAAACTACATATTCGACGGCTCTGATGAATTCCGGATCCAATCCACTTGGTTCGAGTGCCTTCCAATCATGCAACTCCTCAAAGGATCTAGCACCAACTGGCAGTTCTCTTTTTTCAAAAACAGGCAACTGTATATAGGATTCGTTACCATCTACGACGGTCTCCTCCTTAATTCGCAGTGCCTCTAAAGCAAGTTTAGTAATTTCTGAATCTGGCATCCCAAACCAACCTAGCAGTTTTCTCATCTTGTAGGATAAGTTTCTACCAGGAACAAATGATGCAGTATAACCACAGTTGAAACAATGATAACTCACTGTACCATCTGCGTTAAACATCATGCCACCACGCTTACGCTTGTCTGCTCCTTCGCCATTATGAACACAGCAAGGACCATCAAACGAAATCCACCCACTAGGAGTTTGCTTTCTTTTTGAAGGCAAGGCAGTCGTGATAGTTGATTGTATCGAATTCATACTAGTATTTTATGATCTAACTAGTACTTTGTCAAGAGTTCCGGTGTTCGAATTGTTAGGTAAATGCTTCAGTTTGAAGTAATTGTACACACCTGTTACATTTGTGTACCCAACACTGTCACTGCTAGTTAGACTAATAGTAGTTAAGTCTACCCAACTTGTGTCGGCAGTAACTTGGCTATCCAAAGTGCCTTGTATTGTAATATCACCAATATAACTGCTAGAGTAATATTGGAAAGTATGCACTGCACCATTGCGTTTATATTCAGGTTGTGCATCATATATACTACTTACATACTCTGTAATTTGGCCGCTTGGTCTATAAAAGTCACTTGTAAGTGGTCTAGTGAAATCGGTATTTGGCAATGTTGTTGAATCAGTAAATGCTGGATAAACTTGATCTACAACTTCACAAGTACCTTGTACGCCAAAATAGGTATTTGCATATGCAGGATATTTTCCAGTGCCGTTTATTGTTCTATACACGCTAAATTTGTAAAACTTGCTTACTAGACTTGCTGTATCGCTTTCTGTAAGTGTTATTGTTGCAGTTCCTCGTGTAGCAACTGTGCTACCGTCATCAGTTGTTGTACACGGTTTTTCTATGTGTACAGCACCTGTTTCCTTGTTTACAAGCACAAAAGTAAGTGTTTCTCCACTTATGTCAATTGGCTTTTGATCCTGATTTTTAACTGTGAATTTAATTGTGTTCGTAACACTTTTCACAATCTGTATGTCTTTTGTGTACATTGGCGTATATCCTTGTCTTACGGCCTCGTCCAAATCACTGAACAAGGTATAACCGGTTTCATAAATATATATGGGCAACTTGAGCATATTGAGTTCATCCTATAACACTATTTATTGAGAAACTATGACAACACTAGAAGAAGATTTGAAAGAAAAATTTCCGTTTTTAAGTTGCATTAAGCACGGATTAGTTGAATATGTAGGAATCATCATTAATCAAGATAATAATGTTACATCTATGTACGATTACAGCATTTGCAAATCAGATGACGAAAAGTACAAATTACTAGAGTGTGGCGATAGTTGGTGGTGGGAATCTAATCGTAAAATTCCAATTAATATCTTTATGAAAAAAGATATGTCAGATTTTAAACATCTAATTAAAACATTTAACACCAAGGATGTTGAAGTTGTTTTTGGTCCTTGCGTAAGATTAAACGACATTGCCGAAAAACGCATTAAAAGAAAAAGTATACAGTTAGTTCGTAAACTCAAGTAACTTTTTTATACTGTAGATATATTATAAAATCAATAAGTAGATAATTCAAAAATAATCCTGCAGGTGTAAATGCTACACCAAAAAACATTGGCAACAAGATCAAAAACATAACAATTTTTATTATGTAATCAAATGCAAGTTGAGGAGGTGAACTCCAAAATGGCCAACTGCCTAATTTAGATTTTTTTGGTGGTCTAGGATTATGCATTTCGTAGTTCATTACCAAGGCTTCTCATTTAGTTTTGCACATTCAAAACAAAGTTGTACACCCGGTACTGCTTTTTGTCTTGCTTCAGATATTTCTTCACCACATTCTACACATTCAGATTTACTAGGACGGGATTGATCTTCTTTAAATTTTTCTCGTGCCTTGCGTAGTGCGGCTTCATTCTCCATTAAAGAACTGACTTGTGCAATTTCTTGTTCATCAGATCCGTCAGCATTAAAAATAAACTGTTCTTCATTGCTCATAAAATTCCTCACAAATTAAATTCATATGTACCACAATCGCATGTGCATAAGCAACTGCGTGTGCCTTTTTAAAATAATAACTGCCGTCAGTTGGTTTCGTCCAAACTTGACTCATCACCGTGTCCCACGGTTGTCCAAGCAAACTCCTCTTCGCGGGTCTGATAATTGCGAGTACTGCCGCTAGTTGTTCGATACTCTTGGGTTTCATTTCTTTTAGAATGTCGCTGTGTTCTGCGACGTGAAATAAGTTGTTGCTGAAATCTGGCTCTGTAAGTAATTCCCACAATGGTTCCTTTTGTAAAAGTGTATTTAAGTGTTCTTCGCTTTTTACCTTTTCATATATGTGAACATTTAACATATCTATCTTAAAGTAACCACGATCGTCTGCTACCTTGTGATCTAATGTGCAACGTTCTGTAAAAGGATCTTGTGGAGCATCATGAAAGTATACACCTGTGTTGTGTTTTTTAATTTCACCTTTTTCTTTACGTGAGGCTTTAATGTGTTTGAATTTTTCTAACACACTATCACGATCAAAAAAGTCTAAATCAATATCAGGCATTCTCTTTCTTCATTTCTTCGTATGCTTCTTTGAGATGTTCTGGAACTTCCCAACGGAACACATCAATTAGTTGTAGTCCACTACTGTCGTACTTCTTATCTTTTGCGTTTTTCTTCATACCGAATCCTAATCCACCTTTGGTTTTTGTGTGTATCTTTGGGTCATACTGCGATACGTCAGAGTACTTCTTTTGCCTAGGCATTATCTTCCTTTGTGTAGTCCTGTTTGTCTTGCGAAATAACATAGCAGTCTGCTTGTATAGCATCAATCAAACTTTGTACTTCAGCATCTCTCGCAGTACTTTTTGGTTGGTTGTATTTTACTTCCATAAGTTTATCTGACATAGATTTAATTGAATCTATCTTTTTACAAAAATCACTAATCTTGTGTAGCATCTTCTTGTTCCTCTTCTAGTTCAACTGTATCTATATTATATACTGGAAGTCCGCTTCTGTCAAATGTTCTTTTATCATCTGTTATATAAATGTACGATTTAAATTTACCATTTACGCCGTCTACTATAATAGACTTTTTGGTAATGTTACCAGTATATTCTGTACCATCTTTTTGGATAAGTCTTAAACGCAATGCTCCGCCGCCATATATACGATCAATTGGTTCACCATTACGCATATTGCTTACGATTGTATATCTGTCTGTATCAGTCAATGTGTGCCTCCTTGATTATTTCTTTTGTTAGTTCAACGTCTGCTGGCTTGGCTTTGAATTGCCTATTCCAGTAAGGTATATCTAATACAGGTTCAATAATTGCTAGTTGTTCATCATTAAAGTTACTTAACATTGTTTTTCCTGTTTTAGAATTCAGTAATAACCAAGGACTAATTAGTCCGTTTCTAATATCATTTACTGCTCTATTAAGATTACAGTATCTGAAGTAATCGTTGTATTGTGCTTCTTGTTTTTCTGCCCACTCTAACATAGTTTTAACACTACGTTCTAGTGCGGCTTCAGTTGGTTCAACTTTAAGCATTTCAAATAGATATGTGTCGTATAGTTCGTCACGACACCAGTGATCTAGTTTAACATTTGACTTGATCACAAAGTCAATAAACTTTTCAGGATATATTGGATTGATGTTTGAAACAAAACTGCCAAACTTTACAAAAGCATTGTAGTAACTGCTCTTACAAAACTCTGCATATGTTTTTTCTTTTGAGCGTTGTACTAGTGTATAAAACTTATTAAACGCAAGGAATCCAACTTGTACACGCTTCTCATCTTTCTGCAAGTATCTACGTTTAGGTTCACACATATGAGCCATAAGAGTTTTCTCTTTTTGAAACGCTTTACCGCAGTGTACACAGTTATGTGGTTGTTCAAGAGTTTGGATCATGGTCTTTAATATATTCGCTTTGTTCTTTCTTTGACATAATACTTGATAATAATTCTGCATCTTCAAACTTCATATTTGGATTTTTGTCTAATAGCGTTTGTGTAAATTTATTCTTTGTTTGCTTTTTAGGTGCCGCAAGATACTGATGGAAAAAATTTTCATAAGCACCGCACATTGCCATAAGTTTCCATAGTAAGCCTTTGTGATTTTTTGATAAAGACCAATGATGTCTATTAACAAACTCATTACACATTTCTAAATAATGTTCTTGAAAGAACTTATCTCCTTTTACGTTGCTTACATAACGCATAGCGATAAAAGGTGCAAATAACTTTTTATCGTCGTCGCTTAATTTATTATACCATTCTTTATCACGACGATCCACAGCACTTAACATTGCTTTTAGATCTAAAAACTTTTTCTTTTCTGCCATGCTATTCCTCTGTATAACTTAAATTAAATATTAGTTTAACTTCTTTTAATAAATTTTGCAAGGTTTTATTTCCATCATTTGCCATTTCCATTATTAAATCAAAATCGTAAGGATCAATATGCCAGTCGGGGTGTTGTTCTTTTTCGATACAGACTCGATCGCCTGTTTCTGTGTCTCTTTCAAACACAGTCTTTCCTCCGTCAGGTGATTCGTATATCTTAACCATTATTCCTTTAGATAACGCTTTTTCATATCTCTGTAAGCATTAGTAAACTTACTTTTTATATTAAGTTCATTTAACTTATATACCTGTTTAAGTTCATCAGTATTTTCACTTACGTTTAATTTAAAGTTATCTCTTTTTACAGGCATGTACATTGCTAACGGTGTACCTTTTGCTATACTAAAACGTCCATATCCTTTGATGGCCATTTGTTGATTCATTGCATGATGTATATCACTGTATATCGCACCTGGCAATACGTCAAATGGTTGATCATAATGATAGAACATTGGTAACTGTAACACATTATATCCCGGCGGTGTTTTTACTTTCCAAGGACAAACTGCTTTCAGAATAAATGTATAATCTGTTTTTACATGATCTAAAAACTGTGCTTTATGATGTCCTTCAAACACAAATTCAGGATTACTTGCCTTGAATCTAAATCCTTGTTCTGTAATTTCTAATTCTAAATCACACCATAAAGGTACTACAAATGCATTTGAAAACATATCAACTATAGCAGGACATCTTCTAAATGTTCCTTGATCTTCTATACGTGGATCACCTACACCGCTAAACTGTGGCATGTTCTTAAACCAACTAGGCAAGTATTCAGTAGCACGTTTAATAGGAACTATTTTCTCAAGTCCATCAACTACACTCCAAAATGTAATCTCTAAATCCTTATTGGTTTTAAAATTTAACATTACTTAACCTTTGTGCCTACTGTACGTCTCACAATATCATCATGATTAAACTCTGCCCAGTATAGTTCAAATGCTACACCGTCTTCAACGCCTTCAAACTGATGAATCTTTCCAGGCTTTACTTGTGTGAATTCTCCAGGACCTAAAATTGTTTCATCAACTAAACCTTCTTGGTCGTCTTGCCAAACACGCACAATCATTTTTCCTGACTCTACAAAAAAGCCATTCCACTTGTACTTGTGTTCATGTTCTGAACATTTGAACCCTTTCTTAAATTCAATACGATGAAATTCCAATACACCGTTAGCATGTATTAGTTCTGTTTGTCCCCATATTTTTCCTGCTTTCATTGTCATTCCTTTCTCCTTACCATACAAGGCTATAATCTAATACTTCACTTTGTCGTGAAATTTCCTTTACAAAAAACGCACATCTTGGATTTGATCCTTTATCAATTGGAGTAGTAAGCAGTTGTCCATTTTTCAGTTTAGGAAAATAAAATTTAACATCCTGATATACATTAATTACATCAACTGGCAAAAACTCCGGCCTACTGCTTGTTAATGGATTAAATGTAAATGCATCAAATCCTCTATCATTTAAACTTGTTAATGGTAAAACTTCTAAATCGCCAGCGTCTTCACTGCCTATTATCATACTCCATTCTAATGGCATCTGTACCTGTTTATTACCTATCTGTAAAACAACAGCAGGCGAGGAGAAACTTTCTAAATAAATTAAAGGTACAAAAAAGTAATCAGGATCTTTTGGATCTGAATTATCTAATACACTGTATCGTAAGTCGGTTGTAATTTCTTTAGGTAATGTTTGTAAATCAAAGTGTTTATTTTCTAATGTAAGTATTTGCATATGTTCTCCTAATCGATTGCTATCTTTTCTATTGTAAAAGGATAGTTCGCTTCTTTATAATATTTCTTACGTTGTGTTAGGTGTCGCTTCGCAAATTTACATCTGCTTGTGATATCCCAAATTTGTACAAAATCCTTGTCTTCTGCTTTTCGAATTCCTCGGCCTATACTTTGTATAACCCTTACAAAAGACTTGCCAGGCTCAATAAGGACGAGATTAAAAATGCGAGGAATATTAATTCCCACAGCCGCAACTCCATACGTTGCGATAATAATTTTATTAGTGCTATCTTTAATTGAGTCATAGTGTTCCTTTCTATCAGTACCCTTTGTTTCTCCGGATACAAACACAGAGTTTTCTAATCTTTCTTCTAACATTTTACCTGCTGAAATACGATCAACTAGAATCAATGTATTGCCGGAGTCTTTAATTTTGTCTACGAGTTTACCTATCCAATCAATACGATGTTCACTTGTAACCAAATATTTTAGTTCTTCTTGATAGTTGCTAAACTCTTGTACATCATCCGTCTGTACAATATTAACATGACAGTTTGCTAGTACACCTTTCTGCTGTAAGTCGTGTGCAGAAATATGATTAATTACTTCGCCTAGTCCTGCCTTGATGCCTTGGAATTCAAACTGTTCTTTTGGTATAGTGCCTGTTAGTCCCCAACGAATAGGAACATGTGCAAAGTTTTGTGTAAGCAAGTTCTTAAGCACATCTGCTTTTGCTTGGTGTACTTCGTCAACAATTACTGTGCGTACATCTTGTAAAAACTCTGTTAGTGTGTGTGCGGCTTCGTGGTTCTTTGATTTCTTGTCTAGCACATTAAGACTTTGCCAAGTAACAATAGTATGCTTGTGTCCTAGTTCTTTTCTATCACCAAAGTATACACCAACATCAAGTCCTACATTTACATAATCTTCTTCAGTTTGTGTAACAAGACTTTTGTTAGGTACAATTACTATTGTGTTACCGTATGGTTCACAAATATGACTCAATGTTGCTGTGATAATTGTTTTACCTGCACCGGTAGCAACTTCTTGTAGACTTTGTGGATTGCTGATAAAGTTATTAATAACTTCAACCTGATAGTCACGCAATACAATAGGTTGTCCTTCTGCTACGTGTCCTTTAGGCCATACTGCACCTTGATCCTTCCAATAGTTTTCTGTAATGTTTGTAAACTGTAAACTTCTAGTTTCTCTATGATCTTCAACTTCAACATACCAACCTTTCTGTTCTAAAAAAGGAAGTGCGTCTTCAAGCATACTAATATATGTTGTTCCACCTAGTCCAAAGAAACTTACTTTGCCATCCCATCGTCCTAGTTTATATGCTGGTAAGTAACGTGCATAAGGAATGTCGTACTTGAATTTATTAGTTAATGCTTTACGCATTTCTAAATCAAGTCCTTCAAACTTTACGTTTACTTCGTCTTTAATTACTAGTTTACACGTCGGCACAGTTTTCTACTCCTGATGGTTTACTACCACAATAATATATCACAGTTGGTTTGTTTTCTAACCAAGCCTGTGTTTTGTAGTGACTAGGTTGTGTAGGCAAATCACAAATAACTAACTGTGAATCAATGTTATTTTGTATCAACGGTTTTGGCATCTTTTCATTAATAATAAAAATTTTGTTATCAGGCTTAAATGTATTAATGCCTGTATTTTTAATATATTTGTTTCCGTCAAACCATTCCTTATTGTTCTTAAATCTAAACATAACACTTATGTCGCTAGATTTAAATCCATTAGCAAATAAGTTTTCTACAATACTTTTTAGCCTATCAACTTCATTACTACTACACATAATTATACACTGATCTACAGTGTTAATCAACGGAAATATTGCCAAATAGTGATGAATACTAGAATTTATGTACCAATTTCTACTGTCCCCTAGTAAAATTTTATCAATTGGATTTTTTTGATTCAAAAGACTTACTACACTATCATCAAACACAGTACAGCCTTGTAGTTTAGCCTTCATAACTGCACGTCTTGGATCTTCATATTCAATTACAGTATCGTTGTATACATAGCCTTCCATTTTCTTTACAAGCATTGGATAATGCTCGAGAGCATTTCTTTTTAGTTCCTTAATTTTATCAAAGTCCTCTTTAATTTTTTGATCAATGTTAAAGTTCATTCCTTTGACTAGATTTACTAGGAATTCAACATTAGGTTCGTTGTAATCAAACGCCCACTCTTTTGTTTCACTTTGATATTCACCTTTACAATAACTAGGATGTTTTCTTTTCTTTACTTTGTTGACAATGTCTGCAATAAAAGGACTTTTGATTACAATTTGTTCTCCGTCTATATAAAGACTTTTTGTACGATCAATAACTCTAAAAGGCCATTTAAAAATTTCTTCGTTAAGTACAGTGTTTGCATCAAAGCCATTGTCAATTAACAAACTAGAATATTTTTTTACAAGACGTAGTCCTATTTTACTTTGTTTTTGAGTAAAAGGATTTCCGTTTCCTAATTGCCTTCCTATACTAGACAAGATAGTTTGATCATACTGATCTATGCTTACAGTATTACCAAATAGGTATGGTCCCTCGTTAGCAAGAAACATTACACAATCTTCGACTGTATTCTCTATAGAATTTTGATGCATGAAAGATACCTCTAGTTTATGCTATATTATAGCACCAAATATATTATTGAGCAAGAACTAATTTTTCTAATTTTGGAAGTAATTTTACCAATGGCAGGCCGTTAGCAATTTCATCTATAAAGTATTCTGTATATAATAACTCATTAAACCAACGTGTTCTATCAGGTCTTTTTGGATTTTCTATAATACTATAGTCTGTATTAGCGACAGGAAGTGCTAAACTATCTTTACTTACAAAAGCAGGTACACCTGCTATTATTGCCTGTAATCCTGGATTACTACTATGACTGATAACGCAATGAGCGTTATCTAATGCACTATCATAATTGTATTCGTCATAGGTTTGTTGATATCTAATTGGTTGATCAAATCCAACATTACCAAATTTATTATTTAGGTTATTAACTATAGAAATCGATAACGGTGATCTAGGGTGTGGCCTAATCTGTATAGGACGTTTTGTATATTGCCTAATTTTAGATATGTTATCGTCAAGCCATTGTTCAACAGGAGGCATTTTCCTCCACTGATGACTTTTATTATGTTGTGTACAAATTAAAATATACTTTTCGTTACTAGATTGTTTCCATGGTAACAATTCAATTCCAAATCTTTTTTGCCTATATTGAGAAGTTTGTCTTAACCACTGATTGACAGAACTAGTGCTTTGGTTACCAAAGTATGCTTCGTTATTGATTCCACCTATACCAACTTTCCAACTTTGATTACGAAGTATTCCGCCTACTTCTAATACTATTACAGGTTTGTTATTCTTTTTGCAATGTTCCCAAACATCTTTATTACGTGCCATTCTTCCATGCCACAACACACTCCAAATAACAGCAACATTACACATGTCAATATTTTTTGTCCATGGAATTCCTGCTCGGTCAAGACTGCTTTGAAATGCACCAAATACAGGTACACTATTCATAGCACCAAATTCATTAAACATACCGAAGATCATTTGCAGGTTACTCCATTACACTAAATATACGTAGTTAATGTTATTTATGGAGTTATTAGATGTCACGCAAATTTGCTGTACTTACAACGTTTAATCAGCAAGGATTACAGTTATACGGGCAACGAATGATCAATAGTTTTGATGATCGTATGCCAACTGAAATTGATCTTTACATTTACGCTGAACGTTGCACACCGATATCACGCAAAACAAAAAGAACTATAAAAGTATTAGATCATGAAAAAACACTTCCAGAAATGGTAGAGTTTAAAAAGAAATATCTAAATGATCCAAGAGCAAACGGCATGGGTCCAGACAAGAAAAGATTAGATGCTCGTAAAGCATTTAAATGGGACGCTATTAAGTTTTGTAATAAAGTTTATGCAGTATGTGATGCGGCTAGACGTGCAAAAGAAGATGGTGCAGATGTACTAATTTGGATGGACGCAGATAGTTATGTACACAGTCCAATGTCAATAAGTTTTTTAGAAAAGTTTGTTCCTGAAGATGTTTTTACTTGCTTTTTAGGTAGAGGTCCAAAGTATACAGAATGCGGTTGGTATACACTTAATTTAAATCATGAACACTGTGATAAGTTTGTTGACGAATTCCAGCGTATGTATGATGATGCAGAAAACGGCATCTTTAAAGAAAAAGAATGGCATGATAGTTATATCTATGATGTAGTAAGACGTTGGCACGAAACTGAATACGGTGTAAAAAACAAAGACATTAGTAGCGGAATTCAAGGCGAAGGGCATCCGCTTATTAATAGCGAATTAGGTTCGTATTTTGATCACATGAAAGGTGATAGAAAACGTGAAGGTCAAAGCAAACGCAAAGATCTTAAAGTACAAAGACACGAAGATTATTGGAAGACAGTACGATGAAGGGACCATTAATAGAAAATTTTTATAAAGTATTTGATGTTGTAAAGCCACAACGTATTTGTGAGATTGGAACACATGATGGAAAGAGTGCAGGGCAAATGTGCGAGTATCTTTTGCAAATGGGATTAGAGGTTGACTACACAGGATATGATTTGTTTGAAGAAGCAAATGACGAAACGCACAAGATAGGACATAATGGCAAAGGCACTGGCCGATTTGGTGTAGCAAGTGCAAAATTAAAATCTTTACGTGAAAAGTACCCTAATCAATTCAATTATAGATTAATTCAAGGTGACACAACTAAAGTATTAGACACTCCACAAAAATATGATTTTGCTTTTATTGATGGTGGACATAACTACGAAATTGTAAAACACGATTATAGTATGTTAAGTGAAACACCTGTAGTAATTTTTGATGATTATATAATTGAAGGTGTTGCACAAGCAGTAGATGAAATTGAAAACGTATATCAGTTAGATACTAAATGCAAACGTAATAAACGGAAACAAGCAATACGTTTTTTAGATACAAGTATTATAGATAAACTCGAAGACGGTGTGTTAAAATAATTACACGTATTTTTTCATATGTGCCCATGCTTCCCCGGAACTTAATTCTTCAAAATTCCAATGACACATACTTAATTTTTGTAACCAATGTTCCCTGTCAAATAAATCAGGTTTTTCTATATTTGAAATTTCTGTATTAGCAACATCTTGTGCTTGGCAATCCACAGGGTCATCAACAAATATTGGAACACCTTCAATTGCACTAGCAACCGCAGGACTACTATTGTAAACTACAGTACACCATGCACCTGCAAGATCCATTTGTAAACTTCTATTTCTATGATCGCTTATATGCACATTATCTAGACCGTGTAATTTAAAAGCACGTTCTGCAGGATTTAAATATTTTCCAGCACGTCTATCACCGGGATGTCCTCGAATAATAATCGGGCGATCACTGTATTGTCTAATACGTTCGATCATACTTCTTGCCCAATCTTGGTTGTCCATGCCTTTCATTGACCAACCACCATTTCTTTGCAAACACATTAAAATATGTTTACCATTATCTCTCCACGGCTTTACATTTACATTGAGATCCTTTTTTAATTTATTCCAACGTGCAGGGTCTGGATCGTCCCAAAAATAATTTCCTGTAGTAGGAAATACACCATCCATGCTATACCTTAAGTATCTTCTAGTATTTTGTTTATCAAGATATAAAAAGAGATTACTGTCAACTATTATAGTTCGTCTATTGCGTCTTGCTTGTTCATCTAACACTTGCTTTCGTAGAATTAGATGAGGTGTATTAGGACTATCTTCGTGTACATAACCTTGTAATACTGCAACATCACTTGGTACATATCCACCGTCGTGTGCAATTCCTACGTCATTGTGTATTTGAACGCCTTGTACAAATCTTTTTAAAACTTCAGGCTTTTCTGGATTTTTATTACTGCCTGGAATTCCTTTTAGATAACTTATAACTTTCATTTTTCTTCAGGCACCGGCTTACCAACTAGTTCAACAATTTTTGAGTATATATGAACCCATGCTCTACCATTTGCCATTTCTGCTCTATTCCATTGGCAGTATGATAAATCTTGTAACCATTGCATAACTGTTTCCTTTTCTGCTTTAATTGGATTTTCTACAGCATCTATGCTCTTACTACAAATAGGATATGCAAAGTTTCCTTCGTCAATAGCAATAGTCGGAATACCATAAACAACACTATCAATTGCACTACCGCTACTGTAAGTTACACAAGTTTTTGCCTCTTTTAAATCTTGCTGTAATGTTCTATCAATACCATCACTCCAGTAAACTTCTTTATAGTTTTTAAATACAATCTTTCCTACATCGCCAAAAAAGTTTTCATGACCTTTTTCACTCATAGCAGGATGAAAGCGAATCATAATTTTCCTTTGTGTAATCTTTCTAATCTGTTCAACAGTATCTAATAACCATTCTCCGTGATTACTATCACGTAAACTTGCATCACCAGGTAGTTGGAGTAATATTAAGATATGTCCGCTACTGTTGTCTTTCCAACCATTCCATGTATTATATAAATCACCATAAGTTTTTAATCTTTCCGCATTACTGTTTTCATTATTAAATTCACCTTGTCCGTTTAAAAAACCATTTAATCCTATACGATAATATTCATGATTGCTTTGTTTTACAATACTTCTTGCAAGTAATGGTGTTTCTATAATAATATAATTTTTTGCTTTTTCAATTACAGCGTTACGGACTCTATGATGCATATTATCTCTTGGTTTGGCACTACCAAAAATTACACCAACATCGCAATCTTCACCAGGATCTTCGTTATAATCTAAACTAATATCAACACCGTTCTTTTTAATTTCTTTGACCATTTTCGTTTGGTTAATGTCATTTATTTCTACATCTCCACCAAACATGCTACCATAGTGTTGTACTATTCCACGATAGTATGCACGAAGAACATCCTTCTCTCCATTGTTTTGTCCTGTTAACATAAAAATTTTAATTTTGATCATAAAGTATTCTCCTTGCTGTTCCGTCGTAAAGTTCCTGTATGTGAAATTGTCCATATGCTAAATGACAGGCCCATTTATAAACTAAATCACTATCTGGATAGTACGGTGTTTCAATTTTAGTTATGTCATCTAGTGCCACAGGGGTACTAGCATTGGGTGCTAAACCAAAAGCAGGAACACCATATAATACTGCTTCAGTTGCCGCTATGCTTTGAAGAGTTACAACAGCATAAGCATTGTCTAATTCTTCATAAATTGTTTTTATAATACGTTCAGGTCGACTTGCTTTTTCACGTACTACTATCGGACGATCTGTGTGTTGTTTTAGTGTGTTGATTGTTTCTTCACGCCATTGTTCCATATCAATACCGTAAAACTTTGCCGGCTTTTCACTAGGCATTACAACAAGAATGTTGCGTCCATCTTTCTTCCATTTTGGTATTTTGTACTTCAGTGCTTCCCATCTATCACTCGGACGATCAACTATTTGATTGTGTTGCAAATCGTTTTTAACAATACGATGAAACCACTTCCATCCGTTAGGATTAATTGACGACTTATAGTTGCCTAAATACCCACTGTCCATATAATAGAAATCACGCTCATCTTCCCAACATTGTTTCATAATTTTGTGTTTGAGAATTCCACGGAGTACTATGGGTTGTGGAGCAGTTGCATCGTAATCAAATGTTTTATCTGAAGTTGGTTTAGCATTGCAACCTTCAGCAAACATATTAACATATTCGTCTGTACCGTTTTTACTTAAAAATATCATGCCCAATTTATCTCTTCAATTATGCCGTTAAATCCTATTTCTCTTTCGTTCCAATTTAAACCTTTAGGAAAAAATTCTTTAAGAGTTCTTAAGTCTGGCTTATCATATTTTAATTGTGGCATAGCAAAAGATTTCTTTTTTACAATTACACTTATGTTGTATCCGTATGTTTTTATTTTTGCTTCACTACAATCAAATCCTGCTAGAACTAATTGATACAATACCAATCCTGGATAATACAAATTAATGTGTCCGCTTACGATTTCTTCTTTAAGTGGAGGAACAGTTATACATAATAGTCCGCCTTCTTTAAGTATAGAAAATATACGTTTGAGAAAATCATTAGGATTAGGTTGATGTTCTAAACAATGAGCACTCCATATAGCATCAAACTGTTTTGTAAATTTAAAATCCTGAAACAATCCTTGGTAGGTTGCTGATTTATGATAGTCGCAAGTTTCTACAATATGTCCTGCTTCTCTAAATCTAATAGCATGAGTTTCGTGTTTGCCACTACCAACATCAAGTATGACTGACCTAGGCGCAAGTAATTCTAAAAATTTAGTTCCGCCTTCCCAAGCATTTGATTGTTTTGTCATGTGTTTGTTTGGTATCATTACGCTTCTTTCTACTGCATTATTTCATTTACATAATTTTTCCAAAAAGGATCTTCACTAATTTTTTGTTTAAAACTTTCTAAAAGTTTTCCATAACGTTTATTACTATCAAGTCTATCTTCTGATAATAAAGATTCATCTACCCTTGTAGGATCATAAAAGAAAACATTTACACTATTACTGCTTAAAGTAAAAAATTTATAACCAATGCTTTCAAAGAAATTTCTATATTTTTTATAACTTACACCGTGCCAAATCTGTTTAGTGTAATTTTTGCAACCGTCGATATAAGGAAAAGATCCTACTTGTTCATAGCCAAACTGTCTGTTTATTTCAGCACAAATTACGCTAGGTCTAAACCCTAATGAAATTAGTTTAGTCATAACTTCATAATCATAACTATCAATATCTAAACTAAAAACATCAACGTTGTTGTCAAATAGTTTAACAATATCTTGACAACTATCTGGTGTAACACGCATTCTATGGAAATCTACATTCATAGGAATTGCTCCTTGTTTTCTCATATCAAAAGCAGTGCATTGATAGTTATGGTTTTGCACTAAATTTTGTGTACAGTTGATAGCAACAGGTAGTGGTGATTTTTTATCACAACCCCAACCTATTTCTACACATTTATTATTAGGTGAAGTTAAGGCCTTAACCATATGTAATATTATACCATCTTCGTCTGATTGACTGTAATGTTTTTCACTGTAAGGCAATTGAAAGTTCATTGTTTCCATGTCCTAAATGTATTAGGTAACTCTTTTAGTTTACCGTGTTTTTTATTTTTCTTTTCTTGTTTATCAAGATCCTTACGTTCTGCACCACTTGTAATCTTTTCAATGTAGTTGTCCATTTTTGGATCTTTCTTTCTAGCACCTTTAAAATGTCTAAAATATTTTCCTAACACAGTTTCTTTTAGCGGACTATGTGCTGTGCGTTGTGGATGAAAATCTACAATTTTTACATTATTATCAAGTGCGTCAGTTACGCAATCTGCTAAAACATAAGCATCGTTTGGTTTAGGAAAACGTACATTATCAGTTTTAACTTCTTTTGTAAGGTATATGTTTTCATATCTGTTTACAAACGTTTCTGCGTATGAATGATTTTTATTAAACCAATATATGCCACTATCGGCATGTTGTTTATTAGTTCCTGCCCATTTACCTTTGTGCATAGTTACACCCATGTATGCAACTAGTTCGTCTTCTTTTAGTATGCTGTCTATCCATTCTTTTGTAATAGGTCTATAAGTTACACTATCAGCATCGAGGTATATAATTTGATCTACATCTAGTGTTTTACACGCATGTACCCAACAAAATGCTTTGTATGCAAACCCTCTACTATAATGTGTTCCGATGTAATCTAAATATTCTTTAAGTGGTTGACCACAAGCCTCATATACATCTATTTCTTTTAATTTAGGAGAACTTAAAGGTAACTGCATATCTTCTGTGTAACAATACAAAGGAACATCTTCAGGCCAAAACTGCAAATAAGTTTCTACCATTTTGTTTGCCATTGAATCATAGTAGTCTTGATTAAAGGTTGTAATACAAGCAAATTTACGCATTCTTATCTCCAAAAATTAACGGTTTAAGATGTGCCCAACTTTCTCCAGTAGCATGTTCTCTTTGAGTCCATTGAGTATAGGCAATATCATAACTCCATTGTGTTCTATCTATATTATAATTTAAGTTTTCAATATTCGCCAAATCCGTCTGTCTAATAGGCCAAATCATACTACCATCTTCAAATGCATATGTAGGTATTCCTTCACATATAGATTCAATTGCACTTAAACTGTTATATGTAATTACGCAATGTGCTTTCTTTAGGTCTTGATATAGGCCGTCTGCTTTATTTTCATTTTTTTCATCTGGAAGATAATCTGCTAAACTATCTGTATTTTCACTTACACTAATCTTAAGTTTAGGATACTTGTTTCGTAATTTATTTGATAATTTTGTACCTCTACTCAAGTTTCTTGGATGTGGACGAAGTATAATTGGCCTATCAGTATATTTTGTAACTTGTAAAATTATTTGTTCTGCCCAATCATAAAAACTATTATAATCTTTATACAAATTTAGTAGACTACTATCTCCTTCTTTTTGACCCATTATTATAATAGAATCACCTGGACTGTGCCAATCTTTTAACTGTACACCACTTGCTTCTTGAAATTTTTTCCATCTATCTCCCGGACTGTTTTCATTTCCAAAAACACCTTCTGTCCATTTGTAACTATACCAACCTAGTCTAGTCCAGTGCATGTGTCTTCGAAAACTTGCAGATTCATTTACAAGATACGGCTTGCCACTGTCGCGAATAAATCTATACATAGGACCTTGCCAGCCATTATCAATTTTAGGTTTTAGAAGATTGGTTTGAATATAAGCATCTGCTTGGTGCGGAAGATCAAAAGATTCTATTACTTCGAATTTATCTCCATGCTTTGCTAACCCTTTGGCAAGAGCACCGGACACATTTTTTATTGCTCCTTTTAATGCTACAACGGAGACCATTCTGTACCTGTTTTGTTTGCTGTATTAATCCACAGGTCAGCATAATCTACATCTTGACAGTTTTTAAACCACGGACCGCCTTCAGTGAAATGTATTGCTTTTGGTTTTCCGTCTTGTGGTTCTTTGTACCAACCCTCTAACCAATTCCACTCATGACTAATTGCACCGATTTCAGAATCTTTAAGCCAACTAAATCTGTGCATAAATTTGCCTGTTTCTTTGTTTACCATTTCAGGAATAACTTGTCTATTGCTTGGATGTCCGCAATTCCATAGCACCATTGAACTCCAATTCTTTCTTGGATATAGTGTTTGTTGCTTACCGTCCATCTTTACACCTTCTTTAGGTGTATAGTCATGATGTACACACATGACTGCATATTTGTCGTCACGTTGTGCAAATACTTTATCTACATCTTCTAACCATAAAAAATCACAATCACAAAATAATGCCCAACCTTTATAATTTTGTAGGTAAGGAATTAAAAATCTACTAAATGTAAATTCTGTTGATCCTAATGTATCTTCACCTCTAGTGTAAATGCCTTTTTGTTTTAATTCGTTAAGTTTGAGATAGTTTACTTTAAGTGCTTCTTCTGTAGTATGACGCAGTGAATATTCACATACATCACTTGCAATTTTTTCTCTACTATCGTAACCTATATAGACAGTGTTCATTTGTATTCCTCTCTGCGTTCAATATCCTCTTCAACGCATAATTCTCCGTGTTGTACTTCTAAAATATGACAGGCTTCGTCAAATGGATTATAACCTTGATGCCATACTTCTACACCTATATCATAACCTTTGTGTAACGGTTGCAGTGTTACATCATCTTGTATTCCGTTGTGTTCTGTTTTACATTTACACATGCCTTTCAATACATACCACATTTCTGATCTTTTAAAATGTTTTTGCATTGATAAACTTTTGCCTGGTTCAATAACTAATTCTTTCACTTTAATACCTGTGCCAATAGTGTATAGATCTCTATACCAACCCCATGGTCTTTCTACTTTAGGGTTTTTCCATTCTTGAAGTATCCAACTTGAACTGTTCTTTTTTAAATTGCCGCCAACACCAAATTTGAATTCTACATTAGGATCGTCACCATATGTAAGCATTTCTGGAATGTTTTGATGTGTTCTATCGCCACCGTTTGCAAATATGATTTTATTGTCTAATGAATTTAGACTTTTTGTTTTGAAAATTGCTCCACATGCACTATCGTCTGAATCATCAAAGTCGATAACAGCATCTACCATGTAGAGTCTTTTTACTATTTCAACACGCTCATTAATAGGCATAAATGGTCTGCCTTTTTTGCGTGTGAGCCAAGCATCAGAGTTAAGTCCTACCCAAAGTTCGTCACCTAACTTTTTTGCTTCCTCAAGATAGGCTAAATGACCACTGTGTATAGGATCAAATCCGCCGGTTACAAGTACTATGGTTTTCTGTTTCATAGTACTATTTATGTGCGTATATTATTGTGTGAAAATTATATGGATGCGTCTTCCATTCCTGCTACACGCAGTTTAGTAATGTTTGTGATTTGCCATTGCTTCATGTCAATACCTTTCATAACACCTAACCATTTGTTACGTAGCAGTGCAAACTCGTTGATAATTTTTTCAAAATCAACAACATCTGCTTCGCCGTCAACGTATTTTTCTACGTCACGACTGCTTAATGCTCGTTGATAGTTTTCAAGATATTGTTTAAAGAACTTGCTTCTTGTTCTGCGTAGTTCAATGTTTAGGTATTCTAGAATTGCTTCAATCTCTTGCAGTTGACCAAAACGTTCTTCAACTATTCCAGGCAAGTTTGCGGCTTGCTTTTCCAAGTTGCCAAACAGTTTTGTTTCCTTACGTGCTTCATTTAGTTCACCTTCGTACCAAAGAATTGCGTTTGGAATGTTTGCAATATCTTGAGTAATCCTAGAATACCAATTCATTTAATCCCACTCTTCATCATCACTGCTGTACGGATCTTCGTCCCAGTTATCATCATCTTCGTTTTCACGTTTGCCCTGTAAGTCCTCTACCGCTTCTTCTAAATACGGATCTTCAGCACCTACTGCATATAAAACGTCTTCATCGATTCCGTTGTCCTGGCACCACTTTACGTACTGCATTGCTAATTGTTCTTTATTTGCCTTTGGAACATATTCACTAAAAATATCCCAAAGGTCAATTAGTTGATCTTCACTCATCTCCGTCACTTGATTTTTCCTCGTTAGTAGTATTAGATGCTTCTGCTTCTGTCGCTTCTACAGCATCTTCGTACTTATGCCTAATCTTGGAAAAGTCCTCCATAATGATTTGTAATTGATCACCTGTCCAATCTTTACGATAGTGCAGGATTTCTTCATTACGGCTGTTTACGAATTTAAGTCTATTGCCTTGTTGTGTTAGAATACCTTGTTTTTCAAACAAGTCTACTAGTCCACTGTAAGGATCCATACCAGTTTCATATGGAATCTTAACCTGTACGCCTTCAAAAGGTTTTGCGTAACGTGTTTTCATTACCTTACAAGCGGCTCTGATACCACGTACATCTGTTACCTTTTTACCGTCTTCATCTTCTTTTAGTTTCAACTTTTTCATTGCTACTACAATAGATGAAGCATACACAAAACCTTGTCCTCCACTGATTTTATCATCAGGATCAAACATATCTTGTGATGCGTATGTGTGGTTAGTACATACCATACCTACATTGTAACTACCAAACATGTTTACACAGTTACGTACAAGTGCTGTAAGTGCTTTAGGTTTTCTACCCATGTCACCTTTTAAATCACCCTTACCAAACTGATCAACATCTGTTGGAGTTAACAACATACCTAGCGAGTCAATAACAAACAGCACTTTTGGTCTGTCTGCTGTATCTACAGCATCATAGTCTGATCTGTAGTCTTTCATAAACTCACTAATAGTTTTTGCTACGTCATCAATCATACTCATTGACAAACGTAGAAGTTTACTTTCGTCAGTATCAACACCTAGTGCTTGTAACCACTTTTCATCAAGTGCATTTTCAGAGTCAATTAGAACTACAAAAATGCCTTGCTCTTGTGCGGCCTTTACAATGTTACCTGAAGCAAAGTAAGATTTACCTGCGCCGGATTCGCCAGCAAACACTGTAACCTTACCAAGGGGAATTCCTTTATGGAAGTCCCCAGAGATAAGATGATTTAGTGCGTAATTGCCAGTCGAAACCCAGTCAGTTGGATCGTTAAAACCCATACCCAGACCTGTAATGCTCTTGGTAAGGTTCTTACGAAATTTACTAACGTCGAATGGTTTCGCCATGATTACTCCTTATTGTTGACGGTTACGAATCATTGCTAAAATATCATTAGCACGTTCGCTACTTGGTTTGTCTTCGTTTGCACTTGCAGTAGTTGCCGCTGGAGCAGGTTGTGCTACAGTTTCTGCTACTGGTTCTGGTGCAGGAGTTGGAGCGGGTGTCGCCGCAGGAGCAGTAGTAGTTGCACTCTTGCTCTTGTTTGGATCACCAGTTGGAGCACTCATGCCTGGAGCACGAAAGTACTGTCCAAAACGCTCTGGATCATATGCTTCACCATCAACAGATGCTTCGAACATTTCTTGGATAACTTTAACTTCGACATCACTTGGCTTCTTGGGTAAGAAGTCATTAAGGTTATGCAATCCATGTGTGTCAATTGCCGCTTTTTCTTCAT